CTGCTGATGTTTCCGGGCCAGCGGGAAGCGATGCGCTCGCTCCGCAGGCAGCGCCAGCCCCGTTAATGCCGCCCGTAGCTCGCATCACTCGATGGCTTCCTTTCTGTCAATACGTCTTCCTTCCCGACGTGAAGGGCCGTGTCTACGCCGTGGGTTTCGGCAAGCTGATGGCCGACATCACCAGCGTGATCGACACCATCATCAACCAGGCGCTCGACGCCGGCGGCGCGCAGGTGGCGGGCGGTGGGTTCATCGCATCCGGCTTGCGTCTCGGATCGACAGGCCAGGGCGGCGCGCTTCGGTTCTCACGCGGCGAATACAAGGTAGTGCAGTCGTCAGGCGGCAACCTGCATCAGCAGATATGGGAGCGCCCGTTGCCTGGCCCGTCTGCCGTGCTTCAGGGCTTGCTTGAGATGCTGCTGGACGCCGCCAAGGACATGGCGAGCGTCAAGGACGTGCTGACAGGCGACACGCCCAGCACGGCTCCCGTGGGCACAACCTTGGCTGTCGCCAATCAGGCCCTGCAGGTCTTTTCCTCCATCTACAAGCGCGTCTATCGCGGCCTGAAGGGTGAGCTTGCGCTTATCGCTGAGGCCGAATGCCGGTGGGGCGCTGGCGATGCGCAGGAACCCGAGGAATACCGCCGTGTGACCGGCGCGGCTGAGGGCGATTGGGCCAAGGATTTCGCGCCGGGTGTCGGGGCTGACATCGAGCCCGTCGCAGACCCCAACGTCGTGTCTCATGCTCAAGCGATGGCGAAGGCTCAGGTGGGCGTTGGTTTGCTGGGAGCGCCGTGGGCTCAAGCGGCCGGCATCAGCGCGCGTGAGGTCGCCCAACGGGTGTTTGAGGCGGCTGGCGAGGATGACATTGACAAGCTCCTGCCGGCCCCGACTGGTCCCAGCCCCGCCGATCAATTGGAAATGCAGCACAAAGCGGCTGTGGTCGATCAGGTCAAATCGGAGACGCTGCTCAATCAAGCGAAAGCACAAGAGGCAGTTGGTGGCGGAATGCATGCGACGGCTCTGGCGACGCGAGAGGGCCGCCCAAAGAGCGGTCACGAGGTGGCGCAAGACGCTGCTGCTACGCTGACGGCTCAGGCCCAGGCGCACACGGCGGCGGTGGGCGCGGCTCAGGCCGGACAACCTGAGGATGACGATGCGGGCGCTCCGGGTGGCGTTGCGCCGGGTGGAGGGGATGGAGCATGACCGCATCACCCTTCACCGCTGACGACATCGCCATGTGGCGCGATCATCCCATCACCGCGTGGTATCTCGGCGCGCTCAAAGCCCAGGCTATGACCTATCAGGACCAGTGGGCCTCCACGCTCAAGGATGCGTCCCTGTCCGACCGAGAACTGGCAAATGGCCGACTTGAGCTTGCCTGCCGGGCCGATGAGTGCAATGCCGCTGCGGCTGCTGACTACGCCGCGCTGTGTGGCGCAAGGGGTGAGGACGTGAACGATGGCTGATGTGGTTTTGCTTGAAAAGCGCAGGGCGGCGCCAAATGAAGGTGTCGTGGATGAGTTGCGACGGCTTCTCGCCGCTGCTGAGCGAGGCGAGGTTGTCAATTTGGCTTATGCCTATGTCGAGCGCGACGGGTCCGCTTGCTCCTGCATCTGCGCCGGCCCATTCGCTAGCGCGCTTCAGGGCGGCGTGGCGCAACTCGCGTGGAAATATGCTGCGCAGATGCACCAGAACAGCGAGCGCGTAGATCTGCCCGAGCCTCCGACAGGCTAGCCCTTGCGCAAAACCTAATCCCGCGTACCATATCTAGATCGGCGAGTGCGCCGAACGGCAAAGGGCAAAGGGCAAGAGATAATGGAAAGGCCTCAGGGCGATTGGTCCTACTGCATAGAGATTGCGGACGGGAAGACAGTTTATCATTTTTCCGGCGACACGGATGCAAACGGCATGCACGCCCTGTCGGTTCTTGCTCACGCGCTTAAAATCGACGCACTGAAATGTGGCGCGCTCAGTGTGAGCATGAAAGTGGGGGTCGAGCTGTGAAGTTGACCGCTGAAGAGCTGGCCCTTGTGCCGGCGCTGGACGAATGCACCGCATGGCTCGCTCCGCTTGAGTACAACGTGCTCGTGGCGATGGCGCGGGACCCCAAGAAGAAGGGCAGTCTGTATATCCCTGAGACTGTCGCTGAGAAGGAGGGCATGGGCCACCAGCTCGCGCGCGTGGTCGCGACGAGCCCGCTGGCTTGGCGCTTCGAGGATGACGCAGGCCGGTACGCGCCCAAGCTTGGCGCAATCGTGGTCATCGGCAAGTATGCCGGCAAGGACTTTGAGGCTGAGGATGGTCTGCGCTATCGGGTGCTGAAGGACCGCGACATTGCGGGCATCCTGGCGCATCCAAGCATCGCTAATCAGTCCGAAGATAAGTCGGAAACCACTATTGTGAAATACGCCAGAGGCCCAACCGTGATGGATTGGCGCGGCGTCGAAAATGATCTTGTCACCGCTACCACTGGGAGCGCTGGCTAATGCCTACCCCCGAAGAACTAGCCGCCCTCGAAGTCCAGCAGGCCGAGCACGACAGCCTGCGCACCGACGCTGAGCGAGAGGTCGCCACCGAGCCCACGCTTGAGGAGATCGCCGCAGCGTCTGGCTGGAAGCCCAAGGATCAGTGGACGCGCGCGCCGGAGGAGTGGACCAGCGCCGCCGAGTTCCTGCGTGGTCAAGGCGACCGCTTCAGCCGGCTCCGCGAGAGCAACGAGCAACTGAAGAAGGATCGCGCCCGTGAGGTTGCTGTCGCTGAGCGGCTGGCTGAGCGCATGTCCAACGAGGCTCGCGAGGCCGCAGAGGCCGACGTGCGCCGCGCCGCAGAGGTGGGCGATCCCGAAGCCGCCGCCGACGCAGCTCGCCGCCTTGCCGACGCCAAGCCCGCGACCAATCCCCAAGTGGAGCGCTGGGCTGCGCAGAACTCGACATGGTTCGGCCCAGGCGGCAACGCAGAGGCGACAGCCTTCGCCCAGGCCGTGGCCGGACAACAGGCCAGCATGAACGCCAGCGTTGGCGAGCAACTGGACGCGGCCGAGGCGGCGGTGAAGAAGCGCTTCCCCGAACTGTTCGGCCGTCAGGAGCCGCCCCGCACGCCGCCCGGTGGCGCTGCTGGAGGCGGCTTCGCCCGTGCGCCCGCGCCTGCTGGCCCCAAGGGGTTCGCGCAACTGCCTTCAGCCGTGAAGCAGATCGCGCTGGCGTTTGAGCGGCAGACCGCTGGCAAGTCTGTCGGCAAGGTGACCAAGGAAGATTACGCCAAGACCTATTGGCAAGAGCAGGAGGGCGCGTGATGGGCGAGAAGCTGAACGAGCAGGAGCTTGCCGCATTGGCCGCCATGGAAGCTGCTGACAAGCCCGCTGGCCGATCCGCCGCCAAGTGGGAAGTGCGTGAGGAGCGCCGCCATCGTCCAGGCGGTGCGCTCGACATGTCCACCACGCTTAAGCTGGACCTGCCCTCCGACATGTACGCGGACGGTGCGCCCCTGGATGCGAACCGCTACGTCTCGCGGTGGATCAGCGACCAGGGCAACAATGTCCACAACCTCACGCGCGAAGGCGGCTGGGACTTCGTGTCCGCTGACGGCTCGGCCGGCCTGATGCAGGTCGATGACGCCCGTGCTGACAGCACGCTGATGAGCCGTCCGGTCGATACCGACAAGTGGGGCAATCCAATCCGCGGCTTCCTCTGCCGCAAGCCTCGTGAGCAATTCGAGGAGGAGCAATCGGGCGTCGTGCGCCGCTCCGAGCGCCAAATGCAGGGCATCGTGGAGGGTGATGCGCCCATCCACGCAACCGCTGGTGCGGCGGGTGTAGAAAAGGCCTATGCACCGGCCGCCGCTTCTGGCAATATGTTTGGTGCGCAGCGCAACCAGGGGCTAAAGGCGGGTGGCTACAAGCCATAGCTTCAGGCCCCAGCGGGATTAACCGCAGGGGAGCGTGGCGCGCAAAGAGCGGTCCCTTGCATAGCTAAGGGGCTGCTGCCTTGCCGAACGCAAACACCGCCATGGGCCTCGTCCCCCGCCGTCGCGTAGACGGCATGACGTGCAACTTCCAAGTCCGCCAGTATTACATTCCCGCGACCGATACGAACGTGATGCGCCCCGGCGATCCGGTCGTTAAGACGAGCGGTCTGGCCGACGCCGCGGGCCTTCCCGCCGTCACGCTCGCTACGGCTGGCGCGTCCAACCGCCTTACGGGCGTGATCGTCGGCTTCCGCCCAACCCCCACCATCATCGCGAACGGCGGCATCCGTGCTGCTGGCATCGCCGAATACGTCCTGGTCTGCGATGACCCGGAGGTCCTGTTTGAGGTCCAGGAGGACGGCACGACCGGCGGCGGCGCCACGGGCTCGACAGCCGCCCCCGTGACTATCGTCGGCAAGAACGCCAACCTCGTCGCCGGCACGGGCTACGTCCAGCGCTCCGGCTGGCAACTCAGCGCCAACAGCGTCTCCACCAGCGCCACGGGCCAGCTCAACATCATCGAGGTGCTGAACCAGTCCGACAACGCGCCTGGGACGCCGTACCTCAAGCTGCTGGTGCGGATCAACCAGCACACCGAAACGCCCGCGTCGGCTGGCATCTAAGGGGAACTGAAACATGCCCGGCGTCATCACGCGTTCCGCCCACCCGGACCTTCTCTGGCCCGGCATCAAGTCGATCTACGGCAACACCTACGACCAGTTCCCGGTCGAGTGGACGGAGATCTTCGACAAGGAAAGCAGCGACAAGGCTTTCGAGAAGCTGGTCGAGGCCACGGGCTTCGGTCTGGCCCCTCCCAAGCCGGAAGGCACCGCGATCCAGTACGATTCGGACAGCGAGGGCGTGGTCACCACGCTCTACAACACCGTCTATGCGCTGGGCTACATGGTGACCCGCGAGGAGCTGGAAGATGACCAGTACAAGGAGGTCGCCTCCAAGCGGGCCGAACAGCTTGCCTTCTCGATGCGGACCACCGAGGAGATCGTCCACGCCAACGTGCTGTTGCGCGGCTTCTCCACCGCCTATCCCGGCGGCGACGGCCTACCCCTGTTCAGCGCGGTGCACCCGACCTATGCGGGTCCGCAGTCCAATATTCCCCAGACGGCTGCGGACTTCTCCGAGGCCTCGCTGGAGGACATGATCAAGCGCGTCATGCTGGCGCAGAACAATCGCGGCCTACAGGTCTCGATCATTCCGCAAAAGCTGATCGTCTCGGTTGGCGACGCATTCAATGCCACACGGGTTTTGGACAGCCAGCTTCGCACCGGCACGAACAACAACGACGTGAACGCCGTGAAGGCCATGGGAATGCTTCCCGGCGGCGCGGTCGTGAACCACTACCTGGGCCTGACCAACGCCTGGTACATGAAGACCAACGCCCCCACGGGCATGGTCTCCCTGTGGCGTCGCCAGCCGGCTCTGGAGAAGGACAACGACTTCGACACCGAGAACGCCAAGGCGAAGTCGTCCATGCGCTTCGTCCCCGGCTGGGGTGACTTCCGCGGCATGTTCGGAATGCCGAGTCACTGAGGACGGATCAGATGCCAAGGGAAATCAACGCTGATCTCACGGGTTGCGTCCTGTGCGAGTCCACGGCGACAACTCCTGACGGCGGATACTTCACTGTATTTGCCGCTGGGGTGGAGCAAGAGAGTGATATTTCCGTCCTTGAGGAAAGGGCTCGCAAGGCGTTTGCCGACCTCAAGGACGCTCACGGCGGCTTGTTCGTTCGCCGTCAGCCGCAGATTTCCCACATTGAAGCGTTTCCCGGTGAAGCTGGCGACCCCGCGCATCCTGAGCGGTGGGTCGCCAGCTTCCGCATCGCTCCCATTGATGGACGCGCCTTTGACCCGTCCACAACCCTTTTGCCCATTAAGCCCGAGGGGCAGAATGCCGCGCTGATCTAATGGCCTTCATCGCCGGTCAGTTCAAGTTCGCCTGCGACCGCTGCGGCTTCACCCATCGGGCTCCGCAGCGGCGCAAGGAATGGGATGGCCTGATTGTCGACCCAGGCTGTCTTGATCCTCGGCCGGCGGAACTCTCAGCGCCTCGTGTCTGGCCCGAGGGTTTGCCGGTCAGGGATGCGAGGCCCGACCAGGACGGCTTGCCAGACGGCACGTTCATCACGGTTCCGGTCACACGGGACCAGCTTTAACGCAGAGGTTTATCAGTGCCCGCTACGCCCCGATCCATCGTAAGCAAGGCGCTTCTGAAGATCGGCGTGGTTGCGGCTGGCGATGTCCCCACGGCCGATGAACTGTCGGATGGCGTGGACACCTACAACGCCATGGTGGGGGGCCTGTTTGGTCAGGTCATTGGGACCAAGCTTGTCCCCTACAACACGCAACCCCTGGTTCAAAATGCAACGGTGGTAGTAGACCCTGGCCGCCTGTTCATCATCGGCGCTCGCCAGATAACGCTCACGCTGCCTACCCAACCCAAGGAAGGGATGCGCTTTGGCGTTGCCGATGGCGTCGGGACGCTAAACTCCTACCCGGTCACGATCAACCCGAACGGCTCGATCATCGCCCCTGCCTACGGCCAGACCGCCTCGGCCACCCCTATCGTGCTCAACACGCCCAACTTCTCCGCAAGCTGGTTCTACCGGGCCGATCTGGCTCTGTGGCAACCCGAGGGCGTGCAGCTCGTGGATGACATGGCGATATTCCCCTTCGACGTGGTGGAGGCGCTTACCGACATGCTGGCGGTTCGGCTGGGGGCTGAATACGGCCAAGCTGCACAGGTGACGCCCGCCCAAGAGCAGATGGCTGAAGCGGGTCGCGAAACCATCGCACGTCGCTACGCGCGCCGGGGCAGGACACAGACCGATCCCGCCCGCGCCGCCGCGCCAGTCCCCACACAATACCGGCCTGGAGCGTAAGTCGTGGCCGTTGGAACCATCACGGTCAACGAGCCTGGATACCCGGATGCGGTTGGACCTAATTCGCCTCCCGCATCTGGGGTCGTAGGCGGGACCCGTAGCGTGCGGGACGTAATCGAAGAAGCGCTCGGCCTGCTGGGCGTGGCGGCCCCTGGTGATGGCGTTGTGGCCGAAGAGGAGGGCGCATCCATTCGGGCGCTGAACGGCCTTCTCCGCTCGCTCCAGACGCAAGGCGCGAACCTCTGGCGCATCACCGACATCGTGACCGACGTTGCGGGCGGAACCAATGAGGTCGCCTTCGCGGGCGTCATCGACATTATGAGCGCTCGCTGGACCGACGTAAACGCTGGCGTCGCGGTCAGCTACGAGCGTTCCCTGGCCCCGTGGACGAGAGCCCAATACGACGAGCTGCCGACCAAAGCCACGACGGGCACGCCCACGACCTGGACGCTCATCAAGGGCCGCTCGGCTGTAAGCGCCAGGCTGTGGCCCATCCCGCTTCTGGCTGGACGCCTGACCGTGACCGCAACGCGGCGCATTCAGGACGTGACGGCGCTCGATCAAGGCTTGGACATCCCCGGAGAGCTTGAAGACGCAATCGTGTGGGGCTTGGCTGACCGCTTGGCGCTCCAGTGGCCCACCGCGCCGGCTGACCGTTCCGCCATCGCCGCAAGGGCGCAAGAGCTGTCTCGCGCTGCGCTGGACTATGATCGCCCGCAGAGCGTCTACATGTCGCCTGACGGCGCGGGTCTTAACGGGTGGGGCTGGTAATGGCGGGCGTGGGCACATCTCTGAGTTTGCCGGACTACATCGCGGCCGAGGTTGAGGCGAGCACGGCGCTTTCGGCGGCAATCGCGACGCAGGTCACGGCCGACGTGCTGACGGACTTGGCCTCTCCAGGCCAGACCGTACTTGCAACCGCAACCCTCAACAATGTCACGCCCGCAGCCGTGCGGGTGCTCCAGCTCGCAAAGACGGGCGGCGTGGTCACGCGCAGCCTTGGCGACCACTTGGCGGGTGATGGGCTGGACCTGCTGGATTTTCCGAATGCGAACGGCGTGGCTAGCGCCATGGATGGCCGGGATAATTCCGTGGCCTGGACAGCCGCCAACCTCGCCACTCAGGCCAGCCCGCATACGACAATCCTGCGCATTCCGCCGGGTCATATGGTCAACAATTCCGGCGCGCCGTTAGACGTGATCGACCGGGTAGAGTTGGTAGGGTCTGGCGCCCTTTCGGGCGGCACGAGCATCAGTTCGACGGGTAACGGCTATGCCATCATGACCTTCGGGGGTGGCGCTGGGTTGGCGACCTATAACGCGGTCCATCCAGCTCTCCCTGCCCCACCGGTCGGGACCGGCTATCTCGGCGCAGGCGGCTCCAAGTTCCTGATCTATCACGACTATGGACTTGGGGCTCAGCTTCCGACAACCGCATCCCAGGTGACCTACGCAGGCAATGCGCAGATCCTGATTGACGCAGGGGCGACGCGCGAGACTGTGTTTGAAGGCATAGACATGCTCGGCGGCTATGGTTGCTTCGCCTGTTTCGGGGGATTTGCTCTCAGGATGACCAACTGCAACGCTTCGGGCATATACGACGGCACGATCTCGGCGCTTTCAGAAATGTCATTCGCCTACCTGATAGACGGGGGGCCGACGACAAACGCAAACTATACCGCCTACACGACCGATCCAAAGCTCACCAACTGCACCGCGCTTGGTCCCGTGACTGCTGTGCAGGCTGTGGGTTACCCGCAGGGCACAATGACCAATCAGCCGTCTCTGATGACGACACGTTGCATCGGACCTGTTGATCTCGTGCGTATCCGCTGCATGGAGGGCGGCAGTATTGAGGGAGGCATATGGGGAAGCGGTGCGCGAAGCAGCTTCTATTTCTTTCCGAGAAACGGCGCGCCGCTATACGGCGTGAAGATAAGCGATGTTCAGGCTGACGTGGCCCAGGTCGCAGTAGCGTCGTTCTCCAACCGAGATGGTAGCTTCTCCGAAGGCATCATCATTGACCTGAAGGAGGCGGATGGCCAGAACGTCGGCCAGCACATCATCACCGACATCGATTCCACCACGGCGGCTCCATACTCCGTAAACGGCCTGACAGTCACTGGTCATGGGCGCGCCTATGTCTGTAATCCCTTCGACCTGCAGCGCGCTTGCGGCTTCTTGGCTGTGGGTCAGTGGCGCTGGTGGAACAGCCAGGGCTTTTATACAGCCGATGCTGGCGGCCTCGGTTATGATGCTGGGGTACGATTCGGCACGGGGTGTTCGGGGCCTCTCTGCCTTGTGGGGTCATGGGGCGGCGGCCCGTCTGGCGACAACGGCGGCA